TATGATGCTAAAGTTAATATTAATGATGCATTCACATCTGTTCGTCTTTGGGATGTGATAATACATAATTATTTGATGGATAAAAAGATAGTTGTTCCTCGCGTTGGTAGTTATAAAAAGGAACGACCAAATGTTGGTGGTTATGTTAAAGATCCTCAACGTGGTATGCAAGATTGGATTGTTAGTTTTGATTTGAATAGTTTGTATCCTCATTTGATTATGCAATATAATATTTCACCTGAAACATATAAAGGATTATCTAAACATAGAACTTCTATAGATGAAATACTTAATGGTGCATATAATGATATTGAACATGATGAATTTACGTTAGGTGGTTCTGGTGCAATGTATAGTAAAGACTTTAGAGGTTTTTTACCTACATTGATGGATAGAATATATCAAGATCGTGTTAAGTTTAATAATAGAAAAAAAGCAGCACAAAAGAAATTACGAACATTAAATAAAAATGATCCTGAGTACAATAAAGTTTTGAATGAAGAAACTGCAATGCATAATATGCAAATGGCTAAGAAGATTCAACTTAATTCTGCTTATGGTGCTTTAGCTAATCCTTACTTCAGATGGTTTAAGATGGAGCATGCTGAAGCAATTACTATGTCTGGACAATTATCTATTCGTTGGATTGAAAAAAAGATTAACGAATACCTAAACGATAAGTTTGGTACTGATGAAGATTATGTTGTTGCTATTGATACTGATTCTGTTTACGTTACATTCAAGAAACTTACTGATAAAAATAAATCTATAGAAGAGAATGTTGATTTCTTAAATAAGTTTGTAGAAGAAACTATGGATCCTCTTTTTGAGAAATGGTATCAAGAACTTGTTGACTATACTAATGCATATGCTCAGAAAATGGTGATGAAGAGAGAGGTGATAGCTGATAAAGGCATATGGGTAGCAAAGAAACACTATGTTCTTAATGTATGGGATTTAGAAGGAAACAGATTCAAAGATCAATCGCAACTCAAGATTATGGGTATTGAATCAGTTAGGTCGTCGACTCCAAAAGTTTGCAGAGTCGCTATTAATTCTGCGTTGAGGATAATGCTCAACGAACATGAAGCTCGTTTTATAGGGTTTATTGAGGACTTTAGGAAACAGTTCTTTGCGTTACCTTTTGAAGATGTTGCTTTCCCTCGAGGTGTATCTGAGATAACGAAATGGAGTGAACGATATCGAATTAAAACTCCAGATAATAAGGAAGAAGATAGATTTCGAGTTAAGAAAGGATGTCCTATTCATGTTAGAGGTTCAATTACATATAATAATTTACTTAATGATATAAAATTAACAAGTCAATATCCATATATTAACAATGGTGATAAAATAAAGTTTTCATATTTAAAGTTACCGAATCCAACTAGAGAACATGTAATTGCATGTCCAAATACATTACCTAAACAATTTGGGTTGGATAAATATGTAGACTATGATAAACAATTTGAAAAGTCTTTCTTAGAGCCAATGGAATCTATTGCTCAGTCAGCTGGACTAAAGACTGAGAATATTGCTACACTAGAAGACTTTTGGAAATAGGAGAAAATAAATTGGTAAAAACAGAAATTAATTTAGAAGATTTTGATTTTGGGTTTACAGCCGTTGATGAAAAAGAACTAGACGCTGTTACTACTGCTTCAGCTAAAGTTGCAGATGCTTCAGGCGCTGTCAAAACAGTTCAAGCGAAAATGGATAAAATGTTTAATGCAGTAATGCCGTTGTTAAACAATCTTCAAAAAAATCCAGAAAAAGAATACATCTTTTGGCCTGATAGGCATAATAAGGTAGAACAGTTTAGAGATAAGTTAACTATATTATATAAGAGTTAATTGGAGTGTTGACTACAGACTGTTATCAAGTATAATAAACTAAAAGAGGGTGAGAGAAAGGTATAATGAATATGAGTGGTGATTTAAAAGATGATTTTTTTAGAAACCTCGTGGAGGACATGAAGGATGAAGACACTAGCATCATGGCTGATGGACAAGGTGCTTCTGAGTATAGCGGTACTATTGACACTGGGTCTTATATGCTTAACGCTATTCTTTCTGGGTCTATATATGGTGGCGTACCTGATAATAAGGTTACTGCCTTTGCCGGTGAAACCGCGACAGGGAAAACGTTCTTCGTCTTAGGTGTTGCAAAACAATTCTTAAAAGATAATCCAACCGGTGGCATTGTTTACTATGATACAGAAGCAGCTGTTACTAAACAGATGATGGAAGAACGAGGTGTAGATACATCTCGTGTTATTATATCTGAACCTGATACAATCCAAAAATTTAGAACACATGCATTGAAGACTATTGATATGTATGCACAGACTCCTAAGGAGTCAAGACCACCTATGTTATTCATATTAGATAGTTTAGGTTTATTATCTACTGAAAAAGAATTAGCTGATAGCACAGAAGGTAAGGACGTACGTGATATGACTAAGTCACAATTAGTCAAAGGTACCTTTAGAGTGCTTACACTCAAGTTAGCGAAAATTGGCGTGCCTATGATCGTTACAAACCATGTTTATGAGGTGATTGGATCGTATATGCCTCAGAAAGAAATGGGAGGAGGATCAGGATTAAAATATGCTGCTTCTACTATTGCATATCTTTCTAAGAAAAAAGTAAGAGATGGTACTGATAAATCATCTATCACTGGTATCATTATTAAGGCTAAAATGTTTAAGTCTAGGATTTCTAAAGAGAATGCACAAGCAGAAGTTTTATTAAGTTATAACGAAGGCCTAGATAGATATTATGGTCTACTAGAATTTGGTGAGAAGCATGGTATTTTTAAGAAAGCTGGCAACAGGTATGAGATTGGTGAATCTAAGTTATATAGCAAACAGATTCTTAATGATCCTATAAAGTACTTTACAAAAGAAGTATTGGATCAGTTAGATCAAGCTGCGCAACAAGAATTTAGTTATGGAAATATTTAATTGTGATACCACAAAAAATAATTGAAGGCTTACTGACCAGTGATGATTTTTTACGACACACAAAACCTTATTTAAAAGAAGAATACTTTAAAGATAATACTGAAAAAATTATATTCAAATTAGTTAATCAATATATTGATAAGTATAATAAATGTCCTAATATAGAGTCGTTGCAAGTAGATTTAAGTAATGCAACGGATATATCTGAGGATCAATTTTCCAGTTGTTCTAAATATCTTTCGGGTATAGACCCATTAACAGTTGTAGACTCGGAGTGGTTAATAACTGAAACCGAGAAATTCTGTCAAGATCAGGCAGTCTATAACGCTATAATGGAGTCAATCCAAATCTTAGATGATAAGGCGGACATCTCCAAAGGGTCTATACCCAACCTCTTATCTGATGCCCTTGCGGTAAGTTTCGATCCTCATATAGGACATGACTTTCTTGAAGATAGTGATGCTCGGTTTGAATTTTATCACACAAAAGAAGAAAAAATCCCATTTAATTTAAATTATTTTAATAGAGTCACTAAAGGAGGGTTATCCAAGAAAACCTTGAATATCTGCTTGGCTGGCACAGGTGTTGGTAAATCTCTATTCATGTGTCATTGCGCTGCTGCTAATGTATTAGAAGGTAAAAATGTTTTATACATTACAATGGAGATGGCAGAAGAAAAGATTGCTGAACGTATTGATGCTAACTTAATGAACGTATCATTAGATGAATTACAGATGTTGCCTAAAGATGCATATGAAAAAAAGATTGAAAGAATAAAAAGCAAAACAACAGGCAGGTTTATTATTAAAGAGTATCCTACTGCTGGTGCAGGAGCCAATCATTTTAGACATTTACTTAACGAGTTAAAATTAAAACGCAATTTTAAACCAGATATTATCTATATTGATTATCTTAATATATGTATGTCAGCTAGGATTAAATATGGTGCTAGTGTTAACTCATACACTTATGTAAAAGCTATTGCAGAAGAACTTAGAGGTTTGGCTGTAGAGTTTAATGTTCCTGTCGTATCGGCGACACAGACGACTAGAGCCGCGTTTACATCGTCAGACATCGGTTTAGAGGACACCTCGGAGAGTTTTGGGCTCCCAGCTACAGCTGACTTTATGTTTGCTATAATTAGTACAGAAGAGCTAGATCAACTTAATCAATTTCAAGTTAAGCAATTAAAAAACAGATATAGTGATCCTGGAATATATAGAAGGTTTGTTATTGGTGTTGATAAAGCCAAGATGAAATTGTTTGATGTTGAGCAGGTAGCACAAGACGATATTATGAATGATGACACTCCAATTTTTGATCAATCCGCATTTGGTCAAGAGAGTGATCGTCGAGGATTGTTTAAGGATTTCTCATAATGGCATTTAGGCAAATAAATAAAAGAACTAAATATGGATATGGCGTGGTTGAAAATTTCTCAGGGGGTAAACTTAATTTCTACAAAAACAAAACACTCGCCGAACTTCAACTTCGTAATTGTTGACTCCAATTGAGTTATATCAGATAATAGTATTATGGCTGGGAGAATAGTCTATGCAAATAATCACTAGAAATTTTGGTAATCGCCGTTTAGCAGGACATATTAGAAATGCAGCTAACTTTTATGCTCGCGAACTTATGTCTAAACGTCTTTGTGAAAAATTATTTCTAGAAATTATTTGTAAAAAGAACGATAAAGATTTTCTTGAATCTGGTGTTGCTGAATGGACTGATACAGTCCCATGG